CGTTCTGCTCGTTCTTCAGACATGTTACTCCTGTGATAGAATGTAAACTCTTATCACCTGGCGTAAATGTCACTTCAACACGATTTACATACCATTTTCAAATCATCATAGAAAACTAATCTGAGAACGCATCTTACCTCTTACAGAATTCACATTCATATACTTCTTTTGCATCTGGGTTGCATTCACGACACGTCAACCGTTGATGTTTTGCACACCAATCCGACGCAACAGGTAAACACACTTCTGTGATGAAGCGACACTCGTCCTCAGGATCATATGCGTCATTCTCTTCAATGTTCTGTTCAGGCGTCACGTCGGGATAGCGATGTATGAGCTTGTGCGCCTTTGTGCAAAAGATGCAATTCCTTCGACTGTGATGTTTGCCTTTGACGACCGGTCCACTCATCTCCAAGGTCCCACACTTCGAGCTGCTTTAAAGAATGCAATGATACACATTGTCTCAATGACTAACGTCACAATCAACGCAATTTCATGCCAGGTCATGATTCACCATGTTTCATGATCGATCACACAATTCCTGGTATCGATGCTTCCACACTTCGCACTCAGCTTTGGCTACGCGTAATTGTGCCTTGAGACGTCGATGACTAAATTTACTACCAACTGGAACTTCTCGTAGCGCCGCCTTAGCACTCGATAATTCATCCATCAAGGGCTGTAATTGCGGATACACTTACAGCTCGCCTTTTTCTAGTGCAGTAGCAGCATCACGAAGGGCCGTTGCTTTATCATATGTGGCTGGGCGAGCGAAGTGATTGCCAAGTACACGTAACGCTGTGATGATTCGACGACGCTCTAGTTCTTCAGCTGCTCCGGAACAGACATCACAATTTTTATCAGCTTCATCAGCATTGTGTTTTGCTCTTGCACGATACCCATCGACTAGCAATCTGAGACGACGAATCTTCGTCTCGTATTTCTGCCGGCGTGAAAAGACGACGAATCCTCGAAGCGGATTTTCTAAATAAGAAACTTTTGTTTTCAACAATTCAATGCAACGCTTCAACCGACTGATCGTACGTGTTTTTCGACACATGTCACATGATGATGTCAACGTCCAATAGACAACTTGACACTGATGACAAATACTCATCGTTCAATTCCCTTTGATGAATTCATATTTGCAAGAATTGGTTTCCATTCCGCACACCAACTACACTGTTCAGTTTCCGGGTGTAAACAATCCGGATCGTCACTACAGTCATATCGTGAATCATTGCACGGCGCAGCCTGACAACAGACACAAAAGTTCTCATCAAAATTCTGTTCTGGTGTATCACTCGGATATCGACGAACTGTATTCTTGAACCAATAGGCCCTACTGTCAGGTTGACGCATTATAACTCACCCCGCTCGATGGCGGTGGCGAAATTACGAACGTCGTGGCCGTCATCATCATCGAACCATAACCGGATCGCCGCAACAATGCGGGCGCGCTCTTTTGCTGTGGCTTGCTCTGGTGTTATTTTAAGTAATTCATGGCAGTACTCCACGAACGTCTCAACTGCACGCTGCTTCCAACCGTCCACCAAGACGCGTAGACGACGAATTGTTCGCGATTGTGAGATGAGTTTTCGAGTGGCTGCTATGGGCACAGAATCTATTGCAGATCCACCACAACGTTCACAGTCTTCCCGACAGTGACAAAACTCTTGATCAGCATTCGCGAAGAGACCATAAATCTGCCAATCGTTGTGCGTGACATTCTTCATCGACATCACCATCTAGCTTTCGAAATCATGGCAGGTCCTGTCAACGTGTAGACGATTGCATCTGATCGCATGCCGTGTGCTTGCTTCTCCTTGAGCGTAGCTAGTCTGACGTCACCACGTTCTTCTAGCTCATCAAACATCTGTTGTGTTCTAGCGAGGCTCCATCCCACTTCCAGTGAGATAATTCCCAAGTAGACGGGCCTAGCCATCCTATGCATGACGCTCAAGATTATTTCTAGGACCGACGGAGCGTACTTCTGATTGTCACTGAGTCTACTGGTTGCCATGGTCAATGATTACCTCACAACTGTGCATATAAAGAAGCCTCTCGACCAATTGTAACCAACAGGTGAGAGGCTTACATGTCCAAGATCATCGATGAAGTCGGTGACAGGTGACAAAGCACCGGTGCTCAGACGAAGTGAAAATAAGTATGTTATGTCGACGCACAATATTGCCACAGTGAATTTGAACAACCCCAGACAGGAACAACGCCTGCTTCAATTGCAGCCTGTTTCTGCGTCACGCCAAGAACTGAATTTGCTCGAACGCTAAACCTGTCGTAACGATGAACAAAATCTGTCCACCAAAATCTTGGACCTGTATTTTGTTTCAACAATTTCCATCCGCCGGCGTGATACCCTGAGCCAACACCAACTCTACCGTCGACGTACGTGATTAAACCTTTGCGATCAAACTGTATTGCATACTTGGCCGCGGCCTTTGAAAGCTTTCCTAACCATCCAGAGATCGATATTCCTGCTTTACAGCATGAACGACCTACTTCGTAGTAGTCTTTGTATTGACGATGAAAAGCAGTTCGTAATGTCATCGCTGCTAACAATTCATCTTCGTGATACAGACCAAAAATCACCGTAGATCTAACGTATCCTTCAAGGTGATTGTCGTCAAAGAATTTCCTAGCAAGAGATGACGGTACTTCGCGAATCCGCAGTTTTCTAGCGTAGAATCGTTTAGTAGTGATGCCTAGCCGATGTCGAATCATACACTTGATCAATTCTCGTTTGTCGCGCCATTCATCTTCATAGATGCTAAACAATGAAATTCCTGCACTGTAACACGCATCTGACTTCTTTAGACAGTGATCTTTTGGATCTGAATGCGCCGCGGCGCTATGCCAGTATAGACCATTGTACTCGATAGCTAATTTACGAGAAGGTACGTACACATCAAGTTCTTTGGGCGATATCGCATTCCTGTCACCTGACAGTGTCTCAAATCCTAAACTGCTGACAAAGTCAAATATTTCTTTTTCTGCAACTGAGCTCTTTGGACAGCAAGTAAAGCAAATTGGAGACTCTTCCAACATTGCTAAGCTCTTTGCTTGTTCACTCTGACATGTGTTGCATCTAAAAATTAACCGAGCGACCCTACGAGTCGTGTAATCTTCGAGAGAAGAAACAAGCGTAAATGCATTAGAAAATGCCGATACTCGTTTTTGCAGTTCTTCAAGTTTGATCCGACGCCCCGCATTAGGCAAGTCATATCGTGAACTTATCTTGGCTGCGATGCTAGCAACTTTTTCACTCGTCTCTTTAGTCAATCCTTTATTCCAAATGATCAACGATCCTGCTGCGTGTTGTTCACGTTTAGTAAGACTCAATTTTTCAGCGACATCACGAGCTTTGTCTGGATTATTCAATCGCCAGTCGATGATAGACCCAGATGCGTACCCATCGCAAAGTGACTTAGATATTGTTGCGGCTGTCTTAGCGATTCTCTCATCAGTGGCTTTTGTAAGACCTTTGTTCCATGCAACGATGCGACCTGTTTTATGACCGTCAATTCTCTTTGAAACAAATTCTTTCTGTCTCGCTGTGTCAAGGTAGACAGAATCGATTCTAGCATTATGACCTCTGGCGAACTTGCTAGTGAAACCCTTTTTCCATCCTGCCCATGTCATCTTCACATTGCATTCATCTGAACATTCACACGTAGGATGAATTCCTCCATGATACACGTCTAAGAACAACTGTAATTGCTGTTCTAGAGATATTTCATGACAACGCACAAGATGATCAACAAACTTTGTCTCTTGTCCAAAGTTTGCGTGACAGTGCATGCACTTTAAACGACTGTAAGCCACCATACATTGTATCGTAGCTTACTGAAGTTGTATAACCCAGTTGGAGGATTAGTTGCTCAGAATTGTAGCACGGCGTTGTCGAACCTGAGCGTGAGACTGATCTCAGCGACAGCTCCTTCTTCGTAGCTTAGCTCGCCGAAATTAACTTCTGTGATGAATGCACCTTTTACATCCCAGAGTTCGATAACGGTACCGACTGGATCCAACATCTTGAGTTGGATGTCACGCTTGTAGAAGTCAGCGTAACCTGAACGACCAGACACCGACTCGTAGTGCAATCGCACCCACTCCATGACCTGTTGAGCGCCTGAAGGGGCGATCGGATCATGGAGCGTCACTGGAATTGTGTTGAAGGTCGTCTTACCCGCAAGGTATCGGGTCGCATTAATGAACGGTACCACGACTTCTTCTGTCGTGACCGTCGGTCGTGCGGCGGTTTTGATGATGTAGGCGTCGATTCCTTCGATCATCAGCACCCAGCGATTCTTTCGCTTGGGTTCAAATTTGTTTGGTAGCATCGACGTTACGTCGAGTGTTTCAGCCATGGTAGTCTCCTGTCACCGGATAGTCGTAAGTATTCATCAACGTCATTCTTATCTCCGTCGACGGAAACCTTCGGCATGTGCCTCTAGGCTACCACCAGCCGCCAACTTTTTCAGTTGGGCAATGTACTTGCGAAATTCAGCCACCTTGTTGAACAAATCGCTGTGCAAACCAGCAATGATAGCTCGAGCTGGTCCTTGAGGGGCGATCTCATGGGCCTTTTCAATCTTTTTGTTGGTAGCACCTAGGTCAGACAGCACTGAGTCCAAAATTGAACCAAATTCAGAATTTTCACCCAGCAACTCCTGGATCGCAGCTGCGTATTCACGCTCTTCTTTGATAAGTTTTTTGAGTTGTCCTACTGTGATTCTCATGTTCAGCTACCTAGTCCTTTTTTCGCAGATGTAGCATACTGGATGACCCGATCGATCCATCGCAATGCTTCTTTCGTGTTTCCTTGGCCCGCGTCAAGAATTGCTTTCACCTTCCCAGCGGCGTCAGCCATCATGTTGCAGTCTGTCTTGAACGCCTTGAGATTGGGCAAACCTGACTTTGGCTTAGGAGCCGCGATCGGCCTGTCGCCGACAGACGGGTGAAAGCCCGGGGGCATCAGGTCCTCACTCAGAATTTCATTGATCAGTGACCTGATATCACTTTCATTGAGCTTGATGGCTTTTTTCATGATGGTCTGTGGGTCTTCTAGGGGCTGTCAGCTTCAGCCTTGCTGGTTCAGATTATTAGTGACAACGAAGTCGAGCGAGACGAATTCGATCGTCTTGGTCGGCTGGACGAAGATCTTACCGCGAATGGTGTTATTCTCAACGTCTTGTTGGCTGGTCGTCGAAGAATCGATGACAACCTTGAAACGTTCCAATCCCGCAAGGGCTTGAATTCGCTGCAATCGAGGAGTGACTGACGCAGAGAACTTTGCCAGCGTGACGTCTCGGTTTTGTTCGAAGATGATGCTCATCGCAACGTCTCGAACTTGTCGACGAATTTCAATCAAAAGTCGACGAACATTGACTCGATCAAGTGCGCTAGCTGAAGCCTGAAGCGTCTTTTGACCCCAGACAACTACACCACCCTTTGGATTCGTTCCCCCTTGTGCATTACCCGGGAAAGCGACCAGAGGATTGATGTTTGCATCGTACAGCGTGTCCATGTTAGGCTTGGACAGCTTGACCTTTGCTTCAAGCGTAGTCTGCAGAGCGCCACGAGTGAAACCAGCAGGAGCAAACCATGGATGACCAACTGCATCATTCAAAGCAAGCGCGCCTAGGACGACAACTGATGGAGGAACGATGACGTTTGTCTTCGTGGTAGGATCTGGAATGACAACATCCGGGAAATACGCTGCTGCAAAGCTGGTATCAAGTGCACGACTCTTGAAGTTGAGTGTGGTCTGAGTTACCGAAGGCAGATCTTGAGGATTGTTGATGACATTTCCTTCATCATCCAATTGCTCGATGTCCATCAAAAACAGTGCATCGAAACGTTCCTGAACTGAATTGACAGCGTAGTCAGTAACGATTGGGTGTCGAATTCCTGGAATTGCGAGCAACTGGAGGTCTGTGTTCGTCACCTCTCCCATGATCTGCAATGCTTTGTTGTATGCAGAAACCGAAGCGCCTTCATTGGCATTACGATTGGTAGCATTCATGTCAGCTTCAACAGCTGCGCTGTTGATCTTGGATTCATCCGTATCAAAGATGTTGGTGCCGTCAAATCCACCCTGAACAAAGAATGTCCATTTTAGGAAGCGACGATTTGCTTGTGTAAAGTCATCCACTGATAGTGCACGAGTCTTTGCAGATGCGTCAGCAGTGATGTTTCCATCACGAACGTAAGTAGCATTGACCCACTGGTTAGAGTCAGCCAGCGTGTTAGAGCCGGTGACCACCTTGACATTCATCAATGAGAATGAATTCAGATTGAACAGATCACTATCGATAACACCGTTGGCGGTGGTCGATGGTGTTCCTGCGTTATCTCCCAGAGCAAAATTCTGAATGTCTATGCGGTGAGCTGGGAAATGCTTGGCAAAGGCCTGCAATGAATTATTGTGCTGCGTCGACAGATTTGGCGTCGACAGACTGGTGACGTGCTCAAATTGAGCGCCCCAGTACAGCAATGGATTCACTTGCAACTTTGCGCCGGTTCCCTGAGTGATATTAGAACGTAGAGGAAGAGGCGGTTGCTTGACACGATCCCAAACTGTTGAGTCTGTCAATACTGAACTGGTGACGTGTGATAGCGGCGCCGTACCGTTGGTTGCTAGGTGATAAACACCGCGGACGCCAACAGGCAGAGCACTCGGATCAACTTCGCCACTGTCAACCGCAGGATCAACTTCGATTCGAATGTAGTTAGACTGATTTGGATAATTGCCATCAATGACAAGTTTTTGAGCCGTGGGTGCACGGTCAAAGTCAAAGAATGCATTCTGATCACCAATGACTTTCGCAATATAGCGATCATCGCTTGGGTTCAATGTCAATCCTCTCCACTGTTCGAGGTAAACAGGAGTTCCGTCGACGTCATCCCAATCACGAACGACTAGGTCGAATGTCGGATAGAGATTTGCTGGGTCTGTCGATAGAACGATGTTCTCGATAGAGAGTTTGTAAAGTGTGGATACGTCTTTACCGTCGTCCAGCGCATGAACCTTGAAAAGGTTTTGTGCACGACCACCAAATTTTTGACTGATGACCCATGGGCTCTTAGCATGAGTGAAGCGATCTTTGAAGTCTTCAAAGTTTGCAACAGTTGAACTACCAACGTTGCGTCCCAAAGAAGCCGTGACCAAGAAGGCTGAAAGTTCTTTACCTGGGCTATAGCTGCCAGAACTTCCCGCGGTTGAACCACCTGCTCCAAATGCAGTACCCAAGATACCAGTACCGGTGACCACTGCAGTTGCGGGATGAATATCCCAACCTGCATAGACATAGTGACCGGTTTGCTGAAGTTTCAGAGGATCGGTGTTGAGAACATTCTTGAAGTAGTTCGGAGACGTCATATCGAACGAAGCCGTGATGACGTTCGGATATAGAGAATCTCTTCCTTGATGACCATTTAGCAACAACACGAAATCTTGCTTAGCCAAACTGCCTTGGAAGAGAACCACGGAGCCCAACATCGATCCGTTGCTGTCGCTTCCCAATCCAGTGGATGTAGGAGCAACGCTTGGAGCCGCAGTAGATGATAGCGTCAAAACAACTCCCGACGCGGCCATTATGACACCGCGGAGAACTGGTTGCGCATTTGATCCACTCATTAGGCCGGCGTCTGTAAAGAGCGTCGAACCCGCAGACTGCGACATAAAGCAACCCAAGAAGTAAGTTCGACCCGTAGGTGAAGCACCTTGACCGGCAGAACCTGTTGGATTAGCATATGGATTTGAAGTCAAACTACCAGCGAGATCAACACTAGGTTGCTGCTCGCCAACAATGAAACCACCTTCATTGACGATACCCGTTGAAGTATTACGGGCCTTTCCATCACCGACTCCGAGAACGCGAAGATAAGTTAGTGCCTGCGCATTACGCAACCACTCGGATACCGCTAGCGGCCCAAACTTTTCTCCATCGGTCGGACCGAACTTTGCCTCAAAGTCAGACATTAGACCGACCGTGATCGGAACGAAAGCCGGACCTTTCAACGCGGTACCCACAACACCTGCAGGAACACCAACTGGTGCCTGCGCTACAGGTCCTGAGAGATCAATCTCCCTTGCCGAAACACCTGCTGCTCCAAATTTAAGCTGCGCCATGCTTATTCTGCCTCGTGTCTAACTATTCTGTCGTCGACGCTTTCACGTAGACATGAAGTTATCATCAAATGAACTGAACTCCGGAGTTCGTTATGATGAAATCAACTGCAATGAATTCAATGACTCTGGTCGGAACAACTACGATACGACCGTTGAGACGATTTTGATCAATGTCAGTTTGTGTATTGTTTGTCTCGTTACAGACAACCTGGAAGGCTTCGATGCCCGCCTGTGCCTGAATGAGACCGAGTTGAAGAACGGCTTCCGCAACAAATTTATTGCGAATATCCGGTGTGTTCTGTTCAAATTCCAATTTAAGAGCGATTGAAGAAATGATACGCTTGACTTCAAGTAGAAGACGGCGCACGTTGACCCTGTCGAGTGCTGAGTTTTTAATCTGTAGGGTCTTCTGTCCAAAGATGACGAAGCCCTGTCGAGGGAACGTCGCAATCGGATTGATACGGCTATCGTACAGACGGTCTCTGTCACGTGAGCTGAGGCGTACTTCGACATTGTTGACAAAGTCAAGAGCCGCTCGATTGAAACCAGCAGGAGCAAACCATGGATATCCTACTCGATCATTGAAACCGAGGGCACCAAGAGCTGCAATTGATGCCGGAACTTTGACACGACGTTTGTTCGTTGCGTCATCAATGTATACGTCAGGGAAGTACGTACCGACATAGTTGTTGTCGATTGCACGTGTATCCATGGCCGTTGCTGTCTGGTCAACGTCTGGTCGAGTCAGTGATCCTGCTGAGCCAGTTGTATCATCAAACAAACGTGTGCCAGTATCATCATACTTTGCTACGTCCATGATGTAGTAAGCAAGACCGTAGTTTCTGACCATTTGACCAGCATAATCAGTGATGAAAGGCTCACGAATGCCAGGAATAACCAGCATGTTGTGATTGACTTGCATCGGATCGGTCATGATGTTGATGGCCGACATGTAAGATGCCACTGTCGCATTCGCCTGACCCGCTCCGCTTTGTGCAGAAGAGAATCCTTGAGGAATAAACGATGACTCAGCTTGACCGCCTAGGTCAAAGCTTGTTGCCTTATCATTCATACGACGAGAATTAGGATCAAGAATATTGACGCCATCAAAACCACCAGCCATGAAGGTGGTGAATTTGAGATATGGTCCAAATCGATTGAACGATGCGGCCGTTCCTCTTCCGAGGATTGATGCAAACGTTACACGATTGCCCAAAACTGTGTCAGAAATAGTGTACTGACTGCTGTCAATACGACCATTGCGGATGTATGCTGCTTCACGCATGTGAGCATCAATTGAACCGGTTAGATCACTTAAGCTCGTGTTGGAGAAGGCGACCTTGGCCAACGTAAACTTATTGTTGTTCAACGTATCTGCCGATGAACCGGTAACTAACACATCAAGCTTTTCAATGCCTTGGAACTTGGTGTATGCACCAAGCAATTCATTTTGCAAAGTTTGAAGATTAGGATCTGAACCCAAGTTGTTTCGCTCAAACTTGACGCCCCAATAGTAAAGAGGAACAGAGAGTTCAGTGACGCCCGGCTCTCCAAACCAAAGCGAACTATCACGTTCACCTTTGGTTACTTTTGTTCGAAGAGGAACCGGAGGTACGATTGCGCCGCTCAGTGATTGTGCTGAACCCGTGAGGATACCGGCAATACGAATCACTGTTCCAGTTTGAGCAGTGTCAGTCAGACTGTCATTGGTCTTCAATACCGAAGCGCCGCGGAAACCAAAGGGCAAACACTGTTGAGGAACGAGTCCAGAATCAACTTTTGGATTCATAACAACTCGAACTAGTGCCGAATTGTTTTGATACTTGCCAGCTGCGACAATGCGTCGCTCATTTGGATCAGTTGAGTCAAAGTTGAAATAAACTTTTCTGTCACCGATGACTTTAGCGACATAGTTTTCGTTCGTCGGATCAAGACTACAGTTGTTGAACTGCTCTAGAACTTTTGGACTGATGTCATTGTCGTTCCAGTCGCGAACCTGAACTGAGAATGTTCCATATGGATTTGCGGGATCAAGTGATGCCTTGATGTTGCTGATAGAAATCTTGTACAGCTTGTTTGCGTACTCACCATCATCAAGAGCTTCGATCGCAAAAAGATCATACTCAGTAGTACCAAAAGGTTGACTGATAAAGAACGTTGTCTTAGGCGTCTTGTACCTGGTGTCAAATGCGCCGAAGGCTGAACGATACTTTAGGCTAGCGTCGCCAGATGAAGGACTGACGTTATGCGAACCCGATAGAACGCCAACAGTCAAACTTGCAGCTGATGCCAACTCTGCGTCAACAGCAAAATCTGTATAGAGAAGATGTTGTGCGGCGTAGAATTTATCCGGATCAGTGTTGAGAACTTTGCCAAAATAATTGGTGGCGCTCGGATCCAAAGAAGCAGTGAAAATTCTAACGCCGGCATTACTGTCAGTGTTGAAAAAGCTATTGCCGCGTGAAGAAGAAATGATAAGTTTGAAATTACCAGCAGAGTCAGCAAGACCGTGATCTGGCAATTGCGCAATTCCAGACGTCAATGAACGATTATGATCAGTGACCTGCAAGCGTGCACCCGAAGCCATGAGGACAACTCCTCTGACAAGGCGAACAGTGCTGCCATTGAATGAATCATTGTCTGTGAAATCAGCCTGACCGAATGCTTCACTCGTCTGCTTTGCGTGCTGGGCAACGATGAACTGAACGCCGCCCAAGGAGCCAGTCGCACCTACAGATGATTGAGTTACACCAGGAAGACTAAATCCTGCATTCAGAACACGACCTTGTTGTTGGGTCGTCTGCATGTGGGTGACAGTGCTGTTCGAACCAGCACCCAAGATTCTCATAAACGTTAGCGCTTGGCGATTTGCTAAGAACGCATTTGCGGCATAAGGTCCAAATCGCTTGGGATCAAGATTACCAAACGTGGCCACAAACTGGTCAAAGTTGCCAACCGTGACTGGAACGAAGGCCGGGCCTCGATTTGCTGTGCCGATGACGCCAGCCGGAACACCAACAGGCCCTTGAGGCGCGGGTGCTGACTGATCAATCTCACGATCAAAGAAATTTGGCGACCTGAAAGTCTGTTCGGGCATTACAGTACTCCTACTTGCGATGAATCGCAGACATAAGTAGGCTACGTATAGGGAAGGTACCTACGACAAATTGTCTTCACGTCAGTGACCGCGTTATTAACGAAAATTGAGGCACTCACGTAATCTGTGCATTACTTGACGACGCCAAATGTAATGCCGCCAAGATCAAAGTCTGTTGAAAACACCATCTCACCCGTTGTTGGGTTGGTGTTCTTAACTTTAACGTAACGTGTCACAGTCTGGCCTGAATTGTCTATGCCAGTAATAGTGATGTATCTACCAGGCTTGATGCCTCGAGGAAAATTTTTCATCGCTGGATCGTGTGGATTTGCTTCACTGTCACGTGGATATAATCTCGTGTCATCAGTTCGACGTTGATCTTGACGTCTACTCAATTTTGAATCATTAGCGTTCAATGGCAACGTAGGATCATCAGATCCCAAGAAAGGATCCATGATTGATTCATCTGAGCCTCCAGTACTGACATCATCACCTCCGACTTGAAGTGAAAAATCAATCGATGGAGATGAAACATAACGCTTTAAAGGTACTGGCGCGCCTGGGACCCTAGACGCAAAAATGTACCCGGGAACACTCATAGTGAATTTGTACTTGACAACTCTCTCAGATTGAGAAAAATCATCAGTGTTAGTGTCAGCAGTGTACGTATTTGAATCTACAGTCGCGACGAACCAATAACCTTTCGCCGTATCAAGTCGCCAGGAATTTCCTTGAGGAAGCTGAGATGCAATGAGTTGCTCTAACAACTGGGTCATCTGAGACGTATACTGCGTCCAGAGCGTGAATTCATACACAGCAGTAAAGAACTGAGGAGCTGGCACAACAATCGTCTCGAAGATATTGTTGTCGAGATTGGAGAGCATATTGAATGCCTGGTACTCATAGTTTGCAACTAGAGTGTTGTTGACCAGATTTTGATAATTTCTATCTGTCTTGTCAAGTCGACGATGAATGACAATCTCACCTGTCTGTTGATTGATTCCTCGACCTGCGATATCTTTGTCAGAAGATTGCATGATCGTAGTTCGAACACAAGTAATCAACGGCAAGATCAACGAATTGTTTCTATCACGCAAAGCTCGAAGTTTCTTATTGAGTGCCCACTTCTCCCCAGCGAAAAAGATAACAGGCGGACGTTTCAAGCTTTCATTGCTGTTGATAGCAAATGGAATTTCTTCATTGAAAAGCTTGAACAAAGCTGCATCAACATCTTCAATTCCAACAGCCGGAATTGTCAAATCATCGGGAGTCGACTGACTTTGGTAGCCTGACGGAAGTCCTGGTACATTAAAACGTGATTGTGACTTGGCGTTATAACGAGTTGCCATCGATCATTCACTTTCATCAAAAAACGCTGAGGCACCTGAATGTTCAGTGTCACCTCGTGGAGAGACTTCTTTTGCTCCCGTAATGGGTTTGTCAAGCACGGTTTCGACTTGTAGATTTCTAACGTCGCCAGTAGGACCATCAGCATTGGACTCTTGTCCACGTTGCTGATGAAATGTCGTTTGAACTGCATCAGATTCTGGTCTGCTGATATCGGTCGGTCCGATGACCTTTGCTTGAAATTGTGAATCGCGTGACTTGATTCCAGTCAACTTGATGCCATCTTTGTGCTCTGGCAAACCATAGATGTTCCGCATTATGACTTGATCAGTGACTTCATAAAAAATGTCACTAAAAGAAAAGTGATCACCGATTTGAACATCAATTCCTTTATCGACAAGGTCTCGATAGTGCAAGAAAACTTCAAGTTTGTACTGTTGATCGACACCAAATTGGCTAATCTTAGTTTCCTGTTGAAAATGTGCATCAACTAACGCATCAAGTGCGATTGGTGCATCAAAAACCTTCACAGAAGATTCATTATAGACCCCATCAACTTTTGTCTTGTTTTCATTGATGGGGTAGTAGTAAATTTTTTGCCCGACAACGTCCTTGATCAACTCTTTAGTGATGTCACTGATGAAGTTCAATTCGCGTGGAGTGATGAAGAGTCGGCTCATAGTTCAACCAAAAATGATAGCTTTAGGCATTGGAACTAAGCGCAACTGTTTGAGCATGTTCTCTGCAATGGACGTCTGTGATTCAATCAATTTTTCATGTGTCAACTTATCTAGGAATTCCTTCAGATTGGTCAACAATTTTTCTTTGTCCTCACGTGCTTCACTGCGTAATGAATCACCGTTTAACTTCAAATCAGCATTAGGAATTGGAATGGTGTCAAACTTGCTACGGACAATTCCCAACAGTTCTTTGCACAAGGCAAAATAGTATTGCCTGATCCACTGACGCCCTGGTTGGGAAATTGTGCTGTAGGGTAAGATGCTAAACGGTACGTTTTCAGGACCTGAAATACCAAAGATTGAATCATCTTGATACGCCGGATCAAATGGATTATGAGGACCTGCTACCTTAACGTAAAGTCTTCCTGGCGTGTTGATGGAGTTGTAGTTCGTTGGAATTGGAAAAATTCGTAAGTTACTTCCGATGATTTGGTAACTGTAGTTGGACCTTCGTACACGAAAGGCTTCCTTCAACATACCACGACGTAATACGTCTTCAAACACCGGCAGTACGTAAAACACCGTGCTATTGACGTAAGATTCATAATTGAAGTTAGTAGCTAAAAAGTTTGTGACATTACTAGCGTTGAGCAAAAAATTCTGTGCAGCCAAAGGTTCAAAGTGAAAAACTTCCAACAATCGAAGTCTTCCTTTACTTCCCGATGGCATCAAATCAGAAACAAGAGACGTTGTTTGCGTAGCATCATAGAGATCAGTGTAGATGTTGTAATCTTGTTTGCCCGCCTCAAGATTGATGAAGCCCAACGTAGCATCATAATCTCCTCCCATACCAGCTGCTGTTGAATAAGCATCAGCCAGTCGCATCAAATAATCCATGGTGCGATGAGGATATTGGTTTGTCAAGTCAGTAGAGCCCGTTGGTTGGCCTAAGACGTTAACAAGTTCACTAACAATTTTCAATTCTTGAATGTGACGAGCGTACTCAAGACATGCCTCTTCAAAGCACGACCAAATTTGCTTAGGAGTCAATTCCACACTTAGAATGTCATCACCAAGCTTTCGCTTGACAAACACAATTGAACCATCTGCCTCTGCTTGAAAAGCAGCGTCAGAGTCAAAAAAACCAAACGGAGTAGGGTTGACTGTCTGATTGAAGTTCGGCATCTCGGGACCTTATGTCGATAAGTATGGATCTGAATCTATGCTGAACTAAGAGGTCACATGCGATATCGAATTGGAGACGAACTCATCCTTAAAGTCGCAGATGACCACTGTGGAGCTACATATCGCTCAGAAAAAGTTCGCATCATTGGATTCAACGCTGAGTGCGAAGATCAGAGTGCTGAATATCTGGTCTACGTTCCACCATACAGTCACATCAAAGATAGCTTCACTCTTTCAGCCGCCGATGCACGTTGGTACAATGTCGACACTCGTTTCATAGGAGATGACGTTGCATTCATCCGGGCTCGACATCCTCTTTATAAACACATTCCTGCGCCACAAGGGGAAACATGTGGCCGCTGTGGTGAATTTTTTGAGTGGGCAGAGAGAGTGGAAGATGGGCCTTTCATGTGCAGAGCATGCAAATTCGACCCATACCGTTAGCGTCTTCTTTTAAGAGCCCGAAGCTTGTGTGCTGCAGGACTTCCAGCTCGGGCTCGAACCACTGGAACTGTACGTATTCCGATGGTCTGTGATCCTTCTTCCATGCTAGGAAGTGACAACTCTACCGTTCGAACAGAGCTAATTCCTATCGGATCAATTCCTTGAATGTTACGCAGCCTGGCGAATTCAATCCATTTCCAGTCTGTTGTGTGTGCAGGCACTTCAACAGTGTTAGGAGTGCCACCAAATCCTTGAGTGATCAGTCCGTCACGCCCAGCAAGGCCCGTACTTGGACCTAAGCCTTTTGTAATGATGAGGTTCATTAAGGCACCCTACGCTCAAAGACGCCATCCATCGTCGCATTTCCATTACTGTCAAACAGATTAAACGTTGCGACGACCGTCGTATTGTCAGCCTTGTAGAAAATCATTTGATTGTTCAAGATTTTCCAACGACCGAAACTGATGTCATACAATGCTTCAATACTGCCAGTCACACTATTGACCATTGACCATGTGTCTGAAACACGTGGATCATTCGCTTGTACGTTCTGGGCCTCAATTGCAATAGATGAAGAAAGATTACCTACAGCTGGACAATCCCACAAAATTTGTCCATTGAATCGATCTGGATATGTGACATTGGCGGCATAAGTGCCCGAGGCAATGTGATAAACGCCTGTTGTTGTCCTGGGCGAAACAATCGCGCCAGCAGTATCCAACAACGTATATCCCACACCAGTCGAACCGGTAAGATCAGCTCGCCGACGACCGAAACAAACGTTTTGTAAAAGTGTCAGTGGCATCGTTGTTAAGTATCACATTCCAAAGAAGCCAAGAGTACCAAAAGGATCATATGAAGATCCAGTAACAGGTGCCCCAGTCATGTACGTCGCATTCAAATATCGTTCAACGTCTCGAATTCTAGCATCTGTCCAACCAGCTGAAGGCGAAGCTGCAAAAAAAGCTACTGCCGAAGACAACCATGCAGAAGGAGCTTCTGCATAACCCATAGTAAAATGTTGTCCTCCTGGAACGACTAATCTGTAAGGCGAAGACAAATACACTGAAGTATCAGTAGATGCATCGCCATCTTTTCGTGAACGCAAAATTCCAGCATCAAGATGCATTGACACCAGGGCCCATGTATCATCAGAGACTGATTGATTGAGATTGTAATACGTCACGCCATCATTTGCAGTGACATTAGGCGTCCATTTTGCACCACTCTGATCTGTCGAACCTAAACCAATGTAGTACGTAGAGCCTTTTGTTTGCCAGAAACTCTTAGCCAAATAACCGTCAGACGTTGTCGTTCTAGAGTTAGCTCTGCCCACCGTAAATGACAAAAACCCGAATGACGTGGAATCAATTGCATAACGCTGACCAAAAAGAACGTATGCATCTTGTTTGATAGCGTTGTCTTCTGAAATATCAATTCCTACATTGCTAGCAAGATGACGAACTTCTGCGTCTGCCTCTAGATCTGACAGGTATACAGCGGCGGTGCTCAACTCATAAATCAGACCGTCAAGATACGCAGACAAACTATAGTTCGCTCCCAATCGTACAAAGTCTGCATATGACGTAAGATCAGAAAAGGCGCATGTTTGCCAAGAGCCCCAACCTGATGCAGTAATCACTCGAAGTGCTAAAACGCCATTACCACCTCCCCAACGAACTTGAATTACGGCATCTGTAAAAACAGCTAATGATACTGTGACTTGCTGCCATCCATCATTGGGTCCACCTCCGACGTCGCGATTGACGCCGTCATAGGCACATACGGTCACACCAGCATCAGAAAAATGAATTCCAAAATCTGTAGCAGTGGTAGAGAAAATTCCTGGGTTGAGATAACCTGTCTGAGCTGTCAAAGTTCCTAAATTTGCAGCCGCGGCAGCGTCACCAAAAAATCCTAACGTAATCGTACCACCGAGAACATTTGAAAAAAGATCTGACATCACCATCGATCCTTCGAGGGTGTCTGAATTTGCGCTTACGAATCTTGGGCCTCCAAAATTATTTGGGACGGCTGTGGACGTTAGTTGCGTAAATGTCTGTGTCCCGCCGTCGCTCCAGTATCCTTCATTTCCCCCTCCACCATGAGTGTCAGAATAGGTGCTATATGCCCATCGAGTTGATGAAATCGCTCGAGCGCCTGATTGAAAGAAACTTTGACTACCGTCAAATGAAATATGTTGGGTAGCTGAGGGATTAGCCGTTCCTCCATTAATGGTTGGATTACTTCCCGGATTACTCATTCCTTTCAAAAAGAAACGAAACGGGTGAGGAAGACCGTCGAGAAGGTAATAATTCTCGGTAGAAACAACAGATGAACGCCATGTGGCAACAGTGCCACTAGCATCTAAAACAATATTTGTATTGTCGGTCGCATCCATAAACGCGCCCCAAGGCAACGTTTTGATAGGATAATCAGTGGGAGTTGTTTCCCAACTTGGGCGAGCTTGGGCAACGCCGCCATTGCCACGTATACCATTGTCAAAGATGCGCCGGCAAGAACTAAAAATCACTCATTTACCTATCTTCTGAAATCAAGACATCACCTTGAACGATACCAGTCGTTGCCCCAGAGGTATGATAAATGAAATGTAAGCATGCACCGGATTGAACTTGAGGAAACCAGGTACCAAATCCATGCATAGCATCGGCACTACCTTTAATCGACAAGATATCATCAAGCGGTATGTGAACCAATGGATAAAACAACGTAACACCAAAAGCCCCAGCCGTAAGAGTACTGGCTACGATATTCACGTTTGCTACTGCTGTTACCCCTATATCACCTGAGGCAAGAGGCACCAACATAATACGACTAGCTTCACGATTATTGGTACCACCAAAAGCAATTGCTGGGCTAGCTTGACCTGCTGTAGGAACTGTATTTGTATACGATGTCGTAATTGTAGTTGCAGTAGTGCCAATTACTGTGTAAATTTCAAGACCCATCTGTACGCCAACACCTGAGGTGTAACGCGTTAACGCAGACGTGGGTAAATTAGTTGTCTGCGCGCCGGTGGTAGTGGCACTTAATCCTCCTTGGTGCGAAAGACGATCAATGATCGTAATCATTCCACCTGGGGTTGCTGTCGGTGCATAATCAAAAATACATTTAAGAATGCGGCGTGTCCCAGAGCCATTAATCAAATTATCGCCATTACCACCTTTAAGGCTTCCTGCCGTCGCGCCCGTTGGAACTGCAGCAATTGTGGGCGCGACTCCTACTGGAGGAAAGCCTGCGCCTTGTAACCACGATGAATACGATCTGCCGACAACGGTTGTTAATGCTGATTTTGAAACTCTAGCCCGTTGAAACGGTGAATTGATCATTGCATAATATGCATTTTCATTTGTGATCGTCATTATGAACCGTTATCTTTTGATTGTGGAAAAAGATTAAACTTCATTGCCACAGAGTAACGTGTGCTATCATCATCAGGAATGATCTGTTGATGTGCAATGGTTGTCACGTTCATTGCTATCAGTCTATTTGCTTTGACTTCAACAGTCCCTCGTTCTGTTTGCAATGGTCCAGTTGGGCAATCAAAAGGATAATACACTACAGCATATTCTCCTATGTCATGATGCATCTCTGTTGGATCCTGACCTTTTTTGATCGCAAAGATAGGAGCATGAATCAATTCAAGATCGCCAACAATTTTTCTTGCACAAGCAAGTAGAGCATCATCCTTCATTGCTTGTGCTGAATTTGTATTGCTTTGTTCAGTAAACATGGACACACGAGCTTGCCATTTTGTTAGCTCTTCTTCTGTCAACGCATTGTCAATTACAAGAACGTCAGGTAATGTTGTCATGTTATTTCTCCATGAAATATGCTGAACCAAAAATTTGAGGAGCGGTCACTGTATTAGGAAACCATGCAAATGCAAGACATGCATCACTTGTTGCGCCCAAATTAAGAGGCCCACCTGGCATCAAAAATGACGTAAACATTGCGCCGACGCCAGGTAGAGGAATAGGCAATGACACTAGTGGATATGCCATGGTGATGCCAAAATTTCCTGC